CTATGATGCCATTTGAACTGTCCAGAAAGCATCAAACTTATACGTAACGTCTGTGCCGTCTGATTTATATATTTTAGCGGACATATACAATCTATCGTTACCGGGCTGACCAGCCCTTTCTGCCGCCATCTCAACCCTTTTTGCAACCCCGTCTTCTACGAGCCATTTTAACGCCTCCTCGATATATATCTTTGCAAGCCTTATATTTTCAGTTGTCGTCTTCGATCTATCAAGCAACCATATTCGTGAGCCTATCTGATCATTGTTTTCGACCGTCTGATCACCCCACCATCCGCGGCGATCGTTGTTATCATAAGCATCGTCTAGTCTTGCCCTCATGTCCGTGTATAGGCTTATAAATACAGCCGTCTCTAATCCATCATCATAAGCGATATCAAGATCTTCTATAGATAAATCAAACTCCATTAAATCTTGATCGTAAGATAATTTAAAATCAACTGGCATATCTATTGTCCTTTTACCTTTGACTGTCCGGCATCTGTTATCTCAAAATCACAAGTGCAGTTTACTACATCGGGAGGAAATGCCCTAACAAATATCCCCATGCAATTTCCTTTATCATCTTTTCTTAAAGGCTTTCCCTGCCATACTGGAAGATTTGTTTCAGTAACTTTTGTGGCCGTTGCATCTATAGGGTTTAAAGTACTCCCTCCAGTAAAATTATATCCGGCCTTTACACAAGCACCGGCGGCAAGGGTCCATGATATACGGCTTAACAATATGCCCTTTCCATTAGCCTTTACTTTATTCGATGGGTGCTCTGTATATGTTGGATTACCCGGCGTCCATGAAGCCGCACCTGTCGGGGTTATCGTTATTGTCCTGTCTGTATTTGCTATATCTTTTAGTGGCATATCATTTATCTATTGTTAGATTCCCGTTTACATCCCATTGTGTAGTAGTACTCTTGATATAATTACCGTTACTGTCTTCTACTCTAATCGATCCATCGTCTTTTAAATATATAAAACTCCCTTTCCAATCATAAACCTGGACCTCTCCTTCTTTTAGATCGGTCGGTCTGTACCTCGTGTCCATGATGCAAACAACCGATCCCTGATCTCTATTTCCTCCGGGGAATAGAGTAAGAACCTCAGCGTCTGCTTTAGGATATGTCTCAAATCCGTATTCCTGAAATCTTTCAATGTCTGTGATAGTTTCATCTTTTAAAGCCTTTACCTGCACGAGTTGAGTCTTTTTAGAATTTGATACAGTCGTTAATTTAGCTCTGCCTATTAAGCGAAATATGCGAGCCCTTATATTATCAAAGAGCTTTGTCGAATTATATGTATTATCAAGGTTAAGCATCGAAAGCCTTCATCTTTACATCAACATTTTTAGACGAGAATGAATAACAGTTTTTATTTACAACTGTAATATCAGTCCTTGCTGATTTACCATCAGCCAGGTAAAAATCAATATCTACAATCAGCATTAACTCATCTATATCAAACCAATCATCTTTAACCTTTATAAGTTTATTTATATCATACAATGAGTTGTTATCAGTTCTCCATCCTGATACAGTGTATTTATATACCCTTGATAGACATCCCATATTCCAGGCTATCCATTTAGCTTGATTCTTACACAGTCCTTTCTCTGATGTATTATCTGCAAATATCATAAATGGTCTTTTACGGGTTATAACAGTATCGGTATGGTCGCCTGAACATTCTGTCCAGTCTGCTAATAACTTACTGTCATCACCGATCCCCATTCCCTTTACTATATATTTAGAATATCTATTTCTGTTTGATAATTTATGACCGTGTCCTAGTACGTTTTTACCCCTCTCGATTACCCCGCTTAATATATCAGATGTAGTTGCCCGCCCGAGAGTTAATTTTCCATCTGCTTTAGAATATGCTAGTATCCCTAACGGGTCGCATATTCTTTTGATCATACTATAGGCTGTCTGTCCTTCATTAGCTTTATATATTGTGACCTTTGTATTTGCTTGACCTTGAACATTTGAATCTACAACAACGTCTATGCTAAAATAATCACAAATATTTTTAACTAATGAGCTAACAGTTTGGTTTTTCCATTCCCTATTTGATCCATCATAAGGACAATCAACAAGATCACAAATCTTGTCTCTGCCGTATATTTCTATTGTACTCCCTTTGTCGTTTTTAGATACGAGTTCAATGTCTTCTATGTATCCTTCAAATACTTTATCACCATATAGATTTATTTCGGCATCGTCATCGAGCTTGAATCCCCAGTCAGATGGTTTCCCCAGGTTTATATCATTTGTCCTAAAATAATAATTAGATATAATATTGACCATAGATTTACTGACAGTCATATCTTTTAATGATGTTATGCTTTTAGTTCCTGCGATAAATTCTAGTGGAGTTTCCATTAACTATCCAATATCGTTATTGTACTTCCACCCGTTATAAATCCAGGGTGATATACTGTCGGCTTATTCATTTCATATATTTCGGTGTCTCTATAAACGTCATCGAATTTAGCGTATGCCAAAGCCAATGTATTTTGTCCATTAACAGGAACGCTATAATCAGTAACCTGTTCGAGATTTACCATCATTGAATACATGGTATTTATAAAACCGTTCCGCATGTCTTCAATAGATTGATAAGCTAGCGTGTTGTCATACGACCTTTCACCTAGTCTCAACAAATAAGCGTCTATGCTATCAGTGACATCATTAAGGACCTGTTGCGCCTTTTCCTTGCTGACATATTCACCGCGTATGGCTATTTGAGAGGCATTGTTTAAACAGATACCCTGGAATAAGTCTAGTACAGCCGTAGCATTATCAGATTGTTCTGATGGTATTGACGAAGATATATATGACTCGTCTATTAACGCTGCATTAAGCAAGGCTCGTACTGCATAGGTCGTAAGTTTCTCAGGTATAGATGTCCCGTCTAATGTGTAAATAGATCCCCTCAATTCACCTGAGCAAGCCCCTACAACTCCACTCTGAACATTATCCCCGGCCATACCACAGACACTTAATATAGAATCTACCCCTCCGCCGATTGTAGACGCTATTTCACAAGGATCACTTAATACAGAGTCTGCAAAGTTTAATGAATTATTAACAATGGCTTGCGCTGCATTTATAGTTGAAGCGAGTGCGCCCTGTATAGACCCTATCGCTTTTGATATTCCCCTTAATACTGTTTTCATTACTCCATTTATAGAAGATAGAAAAGCTCCGCCAATACTCATGATACCCTGAAAATTATCTATTAAACCGTTAAATGTGCTTATACCTTGCAAAGCAAAGTCAGCAACCATGTTTATTTTCCATCCGGTATCAACAGTCTGTTGCCATCGGATAAATACCATTTGAAATCTTGCAATACCACCCTCTTCAAATGATTCTGTAATTTTAGCGGGCTCTTTTAAATATGCTTCTATCTCTCCATAAAAAGGATGCCGCAATGTACCAGGTTTTCCGACTGGCATACCTGCAATAACAGACCCTGTTTTTGGATTACTTACAGACCCCTGCAAGCGATTACTACCGACAGTCTGTCCTTTATTATTTTTGACGTAGTTATCAGACCCAGCAACTCCATCAGTCAAAGCCATTATCAATTGATCACGTTGCTCAAAATAATTAAATCCGTTATCAATGTTAGCTATGACATATCCTTCAATCATAAATTCATCAGTTGCTCTTCCGAGATCTTCTATATATGTTTCATCAGTTCCCCAGAAATTTGAAAAACGTGTCTTTCTGCCAACAGTGGATTCTGCACTTGCTACGAAAAACTCAGCTCCTCTGAATGATGCTGATACTAGATCATCTCGCCATGTCATTTATATAACACCCTATTTATTTTATAATGCATCATATATCTTTAGGTCGTCCAGTTCCGAAATTAATTTTAGTCTTTGCATTTCCAGCTTTTGGATTGACATTAACATTCCCTTCTTCATCAAGCGAAAAAAGCATTTTAATAACTTGTTCAGATGCAGGCTTTGTCCTTCCTTCAAATTCATTTATAAAATTCCAAGCCTCTCTCGATGATGAACTATTCTTTAATAAAAACTCCCTTCCTTCCGTAGTATTAAAATATGCTCGATAATCCATTCCTTTCCCTTGAGACTTTTGCCATTTAGTTTCATACTCTTCTCTACCAGTAGTAATAAGTTGAGACATTTCCATCTTCTTATTTAAGTATGTCAATGGTACATTTATCGCTCCGAGAGCCTTAGACAATAATGGTGCAAATATTCCACCGATACTAGTTGCCGATGTAGTTGCCGTTGTCTTTAATTTTTCTAGCGACCGTGTAGTCTGCGTCGCCTTATTTATTGCATTTATAGTCTGCTCCATATCCTGCATATCTTTATTTCCGCCACGAGTATTCTCTCTTAATTCCTTCATCCCTTTTGCACCCATTCTCATAGCTAAAAATAATCCTTTACCTGTTCCGACAAGGTCTTCCATAGATACGCGATTTGTTTTTGAATAGTACGTTAATTTTTCCATCGCTCCAGCAAATCCATTTTGCGATAGGAATGCTTTTCCTGTATCATACCCCATACTTTGTAAGGCTATTCCAAGAGCACCGGTTCCGGCTTTTGCCTGAACCATATTTCTTAGCATCAATTGAAGACCTCCGCCAAGTCTATCAAATTGAACCCTACCATCAGAAAAAGTTGAAAATATTGAAAACATTTCATCCATGCTTATTCCTAGCATTTTTGCATCAGGAGCTAATCCATTCATTGTGCTTGAAAATTCCTCAAGAGATACATCTGATTTTTTCATTGCCGAGAATGTTTTTGCAGCGACTTTTTCCATAGATTCAGGGGTACTCTCCCCAAATATGCTTGTCATTCTTGATAAATAATCGACAGATTCAGCGGTGTCTGAAAATGCAACTTTTGATAGTTTCATACCGGCTTTTAATCTGGCCATTAGTTCAGGAGTAGATGCATCTTTGAAATCATTAACCAATTCAAACATACCCCTTCCTAACTCATCTAAAGGTCTCCCCGTCTCAGAAGACATATCTTTCAACGCCTCAGATAAAGACCTTAATTTAGTTTCATCATTTGGTATTCTTGAGGCTATCCTTCCCATTACCTTTTCAAAGTCCATACTCTTATTTATCATTTCTCCAAGAGCAAATGCTCCCGCAGCAGGTGCAGCCATAGACTTTAATCTTTGCCCTAAAGCAGACATGCTAGGTTGAGCAGCTGAACCTATTGATCCTGCTCTACCACCACCTATTCCCAGGATATTTCCAAACCCTGCTTTATTAAGAGGAACATCCATCCTAGCATAAGTCATAACAACTTCTTTTCTAAGAGCTTGAAACTCTCCGCTTAATTTTTTCAAAGAAACTCCCGCTTTATCGGTAGTTGCTTTAAATAGGAAATTCATTTCAAAGGTATCTTTATTCATTTAATTCTCTCTTGATGCAAATAAAAACCCTGCCCCTTCAGCCCAAAATAAAAACTCATCAAGATACATATTCCATATCTTATCAGGCTGAAAACAAAATTCAGCAGCAATTGCCCAGACGACACGCTGCCATGTTTTTAATATGTCGCTGGGCATTACTTTTTTAATAAATCTATCCCTATGGATATTATGTTTTTTGCGTCTACAAGGTCTATCTCATCGGCAACGTCTCCGGTTAAACCAGTAAACGCCAGAACGACTAGTCTCATATCCGCAGGAGACATATCCATAGTTTCATCAAGAAAAGAGTTAGGTAAAATCTTTAAGTGCTTAACCTTCAATCTCCCTAACTCTATTTGATAAACCTGTACATCAGACCCTAGTTCTGATTTTACCTTTATAGGAAATTGAAGCGGAACTGTTATTGTTACCGACTTTGTTCTAGGATCTATTTTTTCAATCGGTGCATTCATAACTAATTCGACTCTGTAGATTCTGTCCAGCTCGACCCGATGAAAGTAAGAGTAGTCTCACCTTCACCTCCCTTGATAGAAAAATTACCTATACAAGTAGCATCCTTGAGAGTATACACTTTTCCACCACCGGCTGCCCTGAATATGATTGTACCGTCACCCTGGATTGCATCGAAGTCACCCAGCATAATGTCATCCCTGTCAGTTACCGGGACCTCACATTTTGCAGGGACCAACTTCTCAATAAATCCATGAAGTCCAGTATCACCCATAACGGGCTCCCTTTCAACCGGGAACTTACCTGACGTACCTATGCCGGATGCAGTTGCACCCGGCTTATTAAGTAACGTCTTTCCATTAACAACAACTTCTATTCGACCTGTTATTTTTGCCATTTTGTATCACTCCTCCTATAGTAAAAACTGTATTTGCGTGGCTAGCACCCGGAATTGATTAACAAGGTCAGGAGGTAGCAACACATTAACACGATTAACATCTGACGAATCCCTTTCGACTACAAGGTTCTCAACAAACTCCGCAAGATTTTCTATCAATCCGATATCCTGAAGCTGACTAAACAGTGCTATGATTTCCTGCTTAACAGTTTTCGGAGCTGCTACATAAGTACCAGGTTGAACAGGGAACGTATCATCAACGAGCTTAAACCGTGGCAGTATAAACCGCTGGACCATACGTGCCTGATATTGATATCGTATCTCGCTCAATGTAGCTAGCGTTTCAATATCAAGATAAGACGGATCAAGCAATCCATACGCGTTAGTCTGATATGTCGTTATGCAGCGTTCTATCATGACGTTACCAACACTATCACATGTGTAAGTAGCGATACCATCATACAGAATAGTGTCCCGTTCAGATTGAGTGAATCTGTTTTGAACAGGCGGAGCAAGTACACCGTTCAGTTTAAGATATTGTAACGGCCTTGCCGGATCGTTATTAAGATACTTAGCGGCGACCCCGGTCAATGCAGCTGCCCACTCTTCCGGAGCCGTCGGAGAATCATACGCCCCGATTATTGTATTGTGCGGGCTATTCCTGCTATTGCCAAGTGTCGTACAACTTGCGAGTGTAGCCCTGACAGCAGTAAATCCATGACCTTGCATATCAATCATCGGACCAAATCTATCAGATAACTCGTCTTCAATTTCTGTAAGATTTGCTGCCGTTATCCATGGCTGGCAAATATAATGATACTGAGTACCATCTATAACCGCCCATGCATCACCGAGATCAGGATCAATAGACCCATTAGCCATTGATACTATGACAGGATCTCGTGAAAATAATATAGGTGAGCTTTGACCTGCATAATAATTATGCCTGATGTTTATGTAATTCCCAGCAGTACCAGAGCATACAGCCGAAATCCTGACAGATCCAGTAGCGACAACCGCCTTGCATGGTAACTGACTATTGGCATTTATGGTTGATGCAATCAGTGACGCAATAGCCTGACCGCTCATACTAAGAGTAATATCAGCATAACAGGTTGTACCATTAACCATAAAATAATATGTCCCTGCGAATGAAGCCTCTGCTCCACCCATAGCATCCGAGAAGTTTATTGATGCTGATGCAGCAACCCCGGCAACACCCGAACCAATCGCCATTGCATGAAGCTCTGTATTCTGATTGTTCAGTTTGAACGTATCGCACATCCTCGTCAAAATAGAACCAGATCCAAAATACCCATCTGCAAGTCCATCCTTTGTTATCTGATAAACAGTATCAAAGTCAGCATTGCCACTTGAGTGCATCATCCCTATAAGCAAAACCTTATGCGGATTAGGTAAAAGATTCTGAAGTGCTCTTGAATTATCGACCTCAACATACGATCCAGGTGTCCGTATATTTTCAGGTATATTATTAAAACTTATCATTTATATTCCTCCTTATTCTTTCACGTATTTTTTAGATTGATAAACCGGCGCGGGTTGACTTTCTACCGCATCACCGCAACCTATGCGCCTTCTCCAATACCTGCCAGCGGGACCTATGATCGTTTTCCATTCCCCTGTTTCAGCAAGCGGAGTTTTTGAAATAGGATCACGAACTATAAGCCCGGTTCTAGGAATTAAAAACTTAGTACTTCCATCCATTTTTCCACCTCTCAGTTATTATATTGTACGGGGCCGGAAGAAATCGAATCCGGTTCCCCACGCAAATTCTGAAAAACCACCTTCGTATTGTTCAGTCAAATCTACTATCTGTGTCATGTCAGGAGCAAGTGCAGTAATCGGTAAGTGTTTACCCTCTCCGGCAAGTAACTTCAAGCAGTCCTGCCACTTAACTGATGGGGTCATTATGTACTGCGTATAGACTTTCAAGAAATCTGCCAACTCTTCGGGGCCCACAACCGAGCTTCCCATGTATGAAGTCTCTTGCAATAATCCTTGCGCTGATGTATTAGTCTTGAGTATAGCCGGATATTCAAACTCATATTGATACCATAACCATGCCCGGTCTATTGCCAATAACCGCCCACCTCTAAAAACAACAGGGCCATTATACCCGCAGTCCCATCCAACAAGAGCCGAAAATAATTCAGCGCGGACATCATGCAGTTTATCATAAGCTATTATTCCAGCAAGGTCGTCCTCTGTTGTATCGTTACTAATCGCAACTACCACGCCGAACCGTTCGGTTATACCCTGGTTGACGCTATTATCTTCTTTGTTTACATCGGCGTCCTCTGCCAATGGAATTACAAAGGCCATGTCTTGAAGAAGTGTCCCGGCAGTTGCCAGGTCAAGATCGGCAGCACCACCTATATTATTTTTAAAATAAGTGTCTGCCAGTCTTAGCTTTAATACAATAGCACCTATTTTCATATATTCCCAAATTCCTTTTTTAATTCTGCTGAAACATTATTTATGATTCTTTTTTGATTACTATCAACAGCAGGCTTTAGCCATCTCCTTCTTCCTACTGGTCGGGTATTTTCTGGATCTTCAAGATATACCCCATGTTTAGCCCCAACAACTAACCCAACTCTCATTTCTTTATCTTTAACATCATACAATATTCTTGAAATTAGTTCACCTTTATCTATAGCGGGGGGATTACCCGGAAGAGATGGGTGATGTATCGTAGATATTCCTTTCCCACTTTTATATTTCCACGGTGCTTTAGGGGTATTTCTCATTGAAGTTATTATATAATTTCTTAAATTATTAGCCTCAACAACTAAGGCTCTATCAATTATATTCTGTAAATTATTATGTTTTTCAATGAGTCCTCTTGATATTCTATTTAGTTCCTCATTTATTTTTTTAAAAGTTATTTTCCCAGGGTATATCATTTAGGCCAGCCCGTTCCTTTCTCGTAATACTCTTCTGCATATATCTTTGCAAATTCATGGTGGTCATCGTCACGCTGTATTCCAGTGACCTTATATAACGTCCCTTTAGTTGCGTTGCCATGCTCCATAAACAAAAACCATTCAGACTTAATCTGGCTTATATCACTCATGTTTTTAAATCCAGTATCAAACCCCAGGTCGAACTCCCGTCCTATCTGAATTATAGCGGCAGTCCTTACTGTGAACACATGAGTATAATTCCCTTGCTGTGTCTGTGCTCCTCTGATTGATTTTAAATATTCTGATACCGGCTTTATCTCTGCCCATATAGTTGTCAAAGTCGTATAAGTCGTGCCTAAACTCCCGGTGCTTTTCGGAGTAATAACAGGCTTCCTTATCTGCAGTCGATGTCTTAAATTTGGAGCAAGCCACATTATTGATTTATCTCATTTGAAATTGTTATACTGTCTGTTGAAAAAGTACCAGTACATGGAATAGTATAAGTTTTCCAGTCATAGATATTAGGATAGTATGGAATATAATTTCTATATCCATATAACTCATGAAGTTTATAATATAACTCACGAGCATCATCATTGTTTAAAGTAATCTCTTTCCCTGTTTTGAGTTTGATCTTAACTTCTATTTTTATGTTCATTGTTAATACCTTATCAATCTGTATTGCTGAAGTAACACCCTCGCATCAGGAGGAGGATCAGGAGTCAATGTCCTTTGTTCGTATATCTGCATTGTCCATAACTTCAAAGCCTCGCGTATGAGCGCGGGCACGTCCGCCGATGCTGTCCCATAACCAGCCCAAAAATCAATCCAGTATCCGGC